TTGATTCCGTAGAGTGCAAATGATGAGTATTGCTTAAAATTACCAGTATCGGGATAAATTTTGATTGCTGTAATTGCAGCAGTAGAACGCCAGTTTCCGCTGTTAAAAGAAATATAACCGCTACCGTTTGCATCTTCTCCACCAAGCCCACGCAAAGTTTTGTTGATTGAAGTGTTTGCATATTCCAATACATCAATCACTACACCATTGTAGATATTTGGTTGCGCACCTGATGATGGAACTGAGTTGCTTCCCAATACCATAAAGGCTGTTGTTGCTCCTGCTGAGGCAGATGCAGCCGACCCATTTCCTAATAAAGAGTGCCACGAATAATTAGTTGCTGTGTCTGTGTTGAGTTGTACCTGTAAATCACTAATACCGCTGGCTCTGTCTGTTTCTGCGGAAAGGCGAATCTGTAAATGCTTATAGGTGCTAGGAATTGAGGTAAACGAAATGCTTGACTGCCCACCGCTTGGGACTGTGACTGTAGCAATAGACTCGTAAGAGTTAGGAGTAAGTACAGTTCCGCTTACTCCACTAGAGGCTGTTGAATCTCCGTTAGCGTTTACTGCTTTTATGTAATAGGTAGCAGTACCAACCGATAGCCCGCTTAATGACAACGGGCTTGATGTCTGAGATGGAGATAGCGCTGTGTAGGTTGAATTATCTGTTGAAACTTTGTAGTTAGTAATAGATGAACCACCAGTGGCACCAGCAGTAAAAGATAGAGTGCCAGATGTACCAGTACCACCATCAGTAAATGTACCGATAGTTGGAGCCTGTGGGACTGTACTTGGTGTTACAGAAGATGAAGCGCTAGAGGCTGTTGATGTGCCGTTGGCATTAGCAGCAGTGACTGTATATGTACGTGCTACAGAAATAGTTTCGCTTGCCACAGAGATAGGACTTGATGCACCAGTACCAGTATTACCAGATGAAGATGTAACTGTGTAACCAGTGATAGATGAACCACCAGTAGCACCTGCAGTAAATGGCACAGAGATTGATGCTGTTGCGCCATAAGCCTGACCAGTTGCATTTGTTGGTGTACCTACTGTTGGTGCTTGTGGAACTGTTGTTGCTGTAATAGAAGAAGATGTTGTAGAGGCCGAACTTCCATTAACACTGTTGGTTGCAGATACTGATACTGTGTAAGAAGTGGCGCTTGAAAGACCCGTAATGGTTACAGGGCTAGATGTAGCTACAGTTGTAGAGGTTGTCGGAGTAGTCGTAATTGAATACGAAGTCGGACGACCACCAGTAGGGTTACCAATAGTAACTGTAGCTGCGCCATTATTGTAGGCACGTGAAGTACCAACATTGGCTGCAGTTACAACTGGGGCGTCAACGACATCAGGGATAGCCGCTGGGAGGTTACTGACGCCACGTGCCTTACTGTCTGGCATTAGTTACTCCTTGTAGGTTAAAACGTTTGGGGCAGGATTATTCAGTTGGCGCTACAGGCTTTGGTTCGCTTTCAAGACCTTTACCGTTAGGAGCGTAAGGTTTATCTTCTTGCATAGATTCAACTGCAAGAACTGCCCACGCTTCTGCTTCTTCTTTAGTATCGAACTTGTCGCCATTTGGGTAATCAGGTTGAAACCAAAAAGGTACATCATCTTCATCTTTAAAGACTCTTACTGCATTATTATTATCTACCGTATATCTAAATGACATTTATTATCCTTTATCCTAGTGTTGAAGTTCCGCCGTATGCACCAAATGATGCATTGCTACCTGAAATAATATATCCTTGTCCAACGATTCCAAGTCCTGGATAATAAACCCATGAACTAGGATTTGAAACTGATTGATTTCTAGCAGTCCAAGTAATTGCGTCAGTTGATGTGTAAATTGTAGAACCACCACTTGCTGGAATCCAATAATAGGTTCCATCCCAAATTATGTTTGCTTTCATTGCTTCTGGGAATGTACGAGAAGTCCAAGTAAGACCATCTGTAGATGTTGCATATGTAGAACCACCACCGAATGTCACAACATGTTTTTCGCCGTAGCATCCACCATTCCAGTTGCTTGCTGCGGGTAAAGTTGTTCGACCAGTCCAAGTAACTCCGTCAGGAGATGTTGCGTAGGCTGTTGATGAACCCGCTACGCAAATATGAAGCCCGTTTCCATACCAGCCCATGTACCAATTTTGATTATAGGGAAGGGTTCTAGCAGTCCAAGTAATTCCGTCAGGCGATGTATTGCATACTGTACTTGGACCCCATGCTTGCGCTACAAATAATCCACCGCCGAAATAAACGCCCCAGTAATTTGCAGAACTTGCCATTGTTCGTAATGTCCAAGTTATTGCATCAGGACTTGAATAAGCATCACTTGTGGGTAAGTATCCGCAAATAACAAACTTACTACTCCCGTATGCAGTTCCCGACCAATTTGCGCTTCCGACTGCGCCTCCGTTATTCCATGTGCGACCATCTGTGGTGTAGTTGGTTTGTGAACCTTCTAAACGACCACAAGCCACAATTCCATTTCCATAAGCAAGACCATAAGAACCAGTATTCATTGCTCCGTTGCTATTCGTTAATGTAAATCTAGAAGCAGAAAAATTGGAAATATTAGTAACGGTAATGCTGGTCTGGTCTGTAATTAAAACTAACGCGACAGGCGTAGTTGAGTAAGCGGAAACTGTTGCAGTGTAATTATTAGGTGATGTTGTAAATGTAGTTCCCGCTGTTGCGTAGCAAAGGTATGTACCTGCTTTTATGGTTTTAGTAACTGTTTTAGTAGCAGCAGCAGCAATAGTACCGTCAACAATTACTTGGTTCATACCAACAGGAAGTTGGGAAGATGCATTTCCAAAGCTTGAATATTTAATGGCCATGATTAACCCATTCTCCATCCGTAAGTAGAACCAGTATAAACAAAGACTGCAGCGACGCCGTTTACGTCAAGGGTTGCATCTTGTACTGACCCGTTTATTTTAAGGCTATTTGAAGCTACTGTAATGTTATTTGTTGCAGCAGTATTTGTGGAATCCAAGACCTGGATTTCATCGCCTACTGCTGGGGATGCTGGAAGAGTCAGTGTGCGAGCAGCAGAGGTGTCCACCAGGTAGCGGTAGTACGCAACCAGTGTCTGGCTACTGCTGATTGCCGAGTTGGTGATGAGTTTCGTAGCGGCATCGGCTACGTTTCTGGCTTTGGTCATTTACTGTCCTTCTTCTAGACTACAGCCTATTATGGCTTACTTATACTCTTTTGGGGCCCAAAACACATTTTTTTTTAAAACCTTTTAAAAGGTACGTTTTGGGTTATAGGGCTTTTATCCAATAGTACCCCTAAAACTTAATCCAACAAGTTTTTACAAATTTCATTTAAGGCTTGGTCAACTAATCTAGTATTTTTAGCGTGGCTGTATCTTTGTGACAAAGATTTAAAAGAACCATATAAACCTGGAGATTGAACTGATTCTTTCATTAATGAAGAAACAAAAGGAGTATTTATAAATTGTTTTAATATAATTTTTTTTTCTGTAAAGAACTCAACATAAAAAAGTGGTTGACCCTCTTTAAATTCAAGTTTTTTTGTGGTTAATGGGACATGATAATCTAAATTAAAAGGACGAAACCAATTTCCAATGTTAAATTCACCTACTGAAAGAATTGTTCCTGGCGCTGGAGTAACAGGGGGAAAATATGGAGCAGTAAATCTTGCTACTAACGGTTCATCTGCTAAAAATTGCCAACCAAGATTATAGCTAAGATTTAAATACCCATCCAATGAAGGAGGTCTAAAAACTCTTAGCAAAGATAGGGGATTATCTGGAGTAGGAAAAGGCTCACCAATTCCCTTATTAAATTGATTTTTAGGAAGTGAGTAAAAAAGTTCTAAAAAATCTTTTGATAAATTTAAAGAGTCATCAATAGCAGAAGGAACAAAATAAATTTTATCTAAAACATCTTTTGATGCAGGGCATCCATGCATACTTCTAGAATCAGAGTTTAAATGACGTAAGGAACGTATGTTTGATGCTAAGGATTTAGGGGATGCATAGAGCATAGTAGATGATTGTTCAGCGTTATTGTAATTTGCTGGTGACCAATATACGGTTATTGTATCTGTGTTTAACATACTCTCTCCTTTTATTTAAAATGTTTCTTTTTCCATGTATTTTTAACATAATGGTTTACTAACGTTGAACCAAAAGTTGCATCATGTATATCATTTATCTCTCCATCCAATAAATGCACAAACTCACTATCCCAATCATCACGTTTAAAAGGAATTACTTGAACTACAGGTGTTCCCTTTTCAATTATTCCATTAAAACCGTTTTGTATTCTTAGTGGTGGCAATAATTGATGTATATCGCCATCCGTATCAATTATTGCAGAAACAGCATTCATACCAGTATTTAAGTATCCATTTGGTTGAATAACAAGTGTTGAATACCCTGGAGGAGTAACAACGTTCCATTTGTTCATGTATTTAAATACTTTTTCAGAATAACCCACGGGAGCAGGTACTGGAACTCGACCATGTTCAGTAAAAACATCTCTATTAGTTCTCCAAAATATTTGAGGGTCTTCAACTTCCTTTGTTCTAACAAATACATCTGACCACAAAGGGATAATATATCCGCTTAATAAACTATCAAGCATTGGGGTACATTTTTTTGGAGTTGCATTTGTTGTACGGGTTGGTCCTAAATCAAATTTTCCCTCAAGATTATTTTTACTAACCCCATATGCTGGCATACTTTTCCACCACTCAGGAATTGATTCTTTTGCTGGATAAGGTTTTGCAACATTTTTGTATGTAAATGCATCTTCTGCAACAAATTTTATTAAAGGCATAAACACATACTATATTAACAATTTATTTTTATCTAATTACGTTATTTAACGTAAAAACATTATAAAAATTCCACAATTTCCCAGCGACAAGGGCCTGTAGTCACTAAGGTTGTTGAAGTTGAAAGGTATGCACCATATTTGGTTGTTGTAAAACCCGTACTAAAATTAACACTACTATCTACACCCACACTTCCAGTGTATGGGCCACCAGCCACACTTGCACTAACACTTGAGTCTCCGCTGCTTGCAATTGGAAAAGTATTAACAAAAGATTTATTTGTATCCACAGCAGTAATAGTTACGCTTGTAGCGTTGTTGGAAACCCCTCTTTGAATTGACTTTAACAAACTTCCACCAGCGGTAGGATAAGTATTTACAGGTGACATTATAAAAACTCCACAATTTCCCAGCGACAAGGGCCTGTAGTCACTAAGGTTGTTGAAGTTGAAAGGTATGCACCATACTCAGTTGTTGTAAAACTTGTACCAAAATTTACACTGCTGGATACGCCTATACTTGCAGTGTATGGGCCACCAGTCATATTTGCACTAACACTTGAGTCTCCGCTGCTTGCAATTGGAAAAGTATTAACAAAAGATTTAGTTGTATCCACAGCATTAATAGTTACGCTTGTAGCGTTGTTGGAAACCCCTCTTTGAATTGACTTTATTGGAGAAGAAGAATTTGCGGGGTACGTTGTAATGGAAGACTGAGCCATTACTTACCTGTTTCTTCAATTGGAGCACTAAAACTTGAACCATTGTATGTCCACCCAATTTCAACTTCTTTTGTAGCAACCACTTCATCATTGTTTTTTTCAGAAATAAAATAACTTTCTCTTAAAAATACAACAACATCATTAGTAATAGAAGCAAAAATGTATGGTTGAATTTCTGTAAAAGAACCATTTTCGTATTTATAATTTAAATAAACATCGGAATTTTTTTTAACTTCAATGGCGTCTAAAATTTCACCATGAGTTTCTAAAGTTCCACAGACTATGCCGTCTTTTAAACGAATGTAATATCTTGACATTATAAAAACTCCACAATTTCCCAGCGACAAGGGCCTGTAGTCACTAAGGTTGTTGAACCCGTTAAGTAAGCGCCATATGACGCAACCGCAAAAGTAGAACCCGTATTTAAAAGGTAGCTTAAAGAAATGCTTCCTTCGTACGGTCCTCCTGCAACATAAGAAGACATTGAAGGTGAACTACTGGCAGCAGTTGAAAATGAACGAACAAAAGATTTGTTTGTATCAACAGCAGTAATTGTTACAGTTTCTGCTGTTGAGGAAACCCCTCTTTGAACTGCTTTTAAACCACCCGCACCTGCTGCTGGAAGCAATGCAATGCCCATTACGATATTTCCACTCCGCTGATGTGAAAACTAATAGTTGTTGCAGAAGCAAAACCAGCAATAATCTTAGTTGTAGCAAGAACTTGTTTTAAATCCACAGAGATAGTGGTGTTTGCTGCAATTGCAACTGTCTTAAACAAGTCAACCCCATCAAGAGTGACAGTAAAAGTTCCAGCAGTTCCTGCAGAGTTTACTACTACAATGTTGGTAACAACAGTGGTAGTCGATGATGGAACTGTGTATAGTGTTGCGCTTGATGTTGCTGCTGCTGTACGAGCCAGCGTCTTTGATGTTACAGCCATTGTTTACTGTATCCTTTTCCTAGATTGCGTCCATGAGTTTAAGAATTAAATTATCATCGCCCCAACGGACACCTGATGTTTGAGAAGAGTCAGCCAACAAAGACTGACCATTAGCGCCAACGCCAACTCTTGTAATAACGTTATCGCCAGTACCAACTAAAATATCGCCCTTAGCATCAACCAATGTTTGGTCTACAGCGTTAGTAATAGTAAAGGGCGAAAATGTAAGGACTTCAACAATGTCATTTGCAGCCAGTGCTGTAAGAGATGTAATACTAGTTCCAGAAGATGCTGTGTAGTCAGAACCACGAACAAGCATGACACCATTGAGGTAGACCTGCTCCATACCAACTGTATAGGCAAGAACAGCACCGTTAGCGTCAACACCAGAAACAGAGGTCTCTGAACCAGCAGCAACAAATCTATAGCGAGTAAGTGTTGCTACCGACGAGGATGCTGTTGAGATTGACATTAAGCTATCTCGCTTCCAAACAAAGTAAATGACATTGTAGCTGCTGATGCAAAAACAGTGACGATATCTGTTGCTGCAAGCGTAATTCCAAGAGTAAGAGCTGTGCTATCGGAAGCTGCAACTGTTGCACCATAGACAACGTAGTGTTGAGCGGCGATAGTGGCACCAGCGGGACGAACCGCAATTCTGTAAGTACCAGCAGATGATGCTTGATTACATACTACGATGGTAGAGACCACGGTAGAAGTTGATGCTGGCACTGTGTAGAGGTTAGTATTGGTGGTGGCTGTAAGAGTTGCGGAGCCGTTACCAGTGCTACCAGATGACCCTGTTTGCGCCAAGACTTTATAAGTTGTTGCCAAAATGGACTCCTTCGAAGGGGGTGTTTAAATTATGACCTACTATAGGCTTTTTGTGTGGGTAAAACATTCTTTGTTTCTTAAGGCTAGAGATGGGTTTACCCATATTTGGTCTTCCATTTTATCGCCCCATTCGTGAGAAGTATCAACCAACACAAACCCTTTAGAGCGCATAAATTCAGCAACTTTATCCCCAGTCACATGGTCTGGGTGTAGCTGTATGCTCTCTGTTTCTACGTGAAATAACCGTACATCATTTAACCTGTCACCAAAGCCTTGAAGCACTTGCCAGCTGTAGCCCTCAGTATCTACTTTGACCACATCAATAATTCCAAGGTCTTCTGTCTTTATGAGAAGAGTATCTGCACGACTTGTAGAGACAGTAATATCTTTTGTTATTCCTTCATAATAAGAAGATGGTGGGTCTATAGAAGTATCTTTATTAAAGATAGATGAGGTGCCCAAAATTTCTATCTGGTCAGAGGTAACTTGTGTAAAGGTAGTTTGACCGTCTTTATCAGTAATGGCACACTCATAAAGGTACATCCATGGATACTTGTTTTTTACCATCTCAACGCATTTAGGGTTAGCATCTACGGCAATAACTTTAGTTCCTTGAAGTTCTTTATATAGGTAGAAGGCGTCATTACCATCTCGTGTTCCTATATCCATAATAAGAGGGGCTTTGGCGCCAAAATATTTACGATAGTTAATAATAACTGGCTCTAAGATATCAATATCTTCGGGAGTGTCATCAATGGTATTAAGGTTGGTGTGAATAGCAGAACGGTATCCTTGGGCAATATCTTCTGTGAGAAGTTTTTTAAATTCATTGATGGCTTCATCTTTACGCCCCACCCACCAACCACTAACACCTTTTTGAAAACGCAACCCATATTCTCCTGGGTAATCAACCAATACAGGAAGCGGTCCACTTTTTAAATGCCCAAAAGACAACCCTACTTCTGCCATGCTATAGGACTCTTGCCATTTTTGATTGCGCTCATACCAACGAGAAAGAAGAAACCATGCCTCTGGTCGTGATGGGATATAGGCAATAGCTTTAAGGTAAAGATTAACAACAGTTGCTTCTCTATTCTTTTGGCTACTAAAACAGTGTGCTGATTTAAGTAGTGAGGCATACACATACTCAGGGTGCGAATAATAGCCATACTCAGCTGTGCGCAGATAGAAAGATATAGCTGAAGCTGTCTGACCAATATTTTCGTACTCAACAGCAATATTAAGGCTAAGAATTGGGCTAAATGGGTCGTTAGATAGGGATGTGATTAAGCTATTAATACGGTTATACATGAAGTGCCTCTGCAATCATTTCATCTACAACATCTGCGGGCACCTCTAACATAAAAGCTGCATTGTCAGAGTATCCAAAACTAATAAGTAAATTGTTGTTATATACAGCAGCTCCAGCGCAAAATTCAATCTGCCCATCTAAAAATGACCAAGAATTTGGTGACAATCCTACAAGTTTAAAGTCTTTATCCCATACGCATAAACGATGGCGGTAAGTACCGTTTTTTTGCCCTAAATAATTTTTAAAAAGCACTACTTCATGAGTAATAGCAATGTAGTGCTCACCCCAACAAATTACTTGAGAACCTCCGCGTTGGTCAGCGTTGGCTATTACACCCTGTTCAACGGATACTTGAGTACTATTTGGTTTATCTGGGTCAGCTAGCACTACTTCTGTGGGTACTGTCCACTTAACATACTGAAATTCCCTATCAAGAATAGGCATCCAATTTTTTTCACAATATGAGGCTTCATCAATAGGGGCTGGAATACGTGTGCGCTTTACCTCTTTGGCAGTCCATTTCTTCTTATCAATTTTTAGCTCTGATAATTCCATACGGCCTTGACCGTTGGTAGTGGTATCTCTACGTACACCCGTGCCATAGTATTTTCCACCCCACTTTACAAGGCGAGCATCTTCTAAACCTACAAATGTCCATATGGGTTCTACGTCTAATTTTGACGTTTCTATAGGGCAAAAATTAATTATGTTGTAATCTTTATCTAAACGCAAAAGATAATTATCCGTAACAAGGCGCTGGTCTTTTTCTGGGTGTAGATAAGATAACGGGCCCCAAATACTGGGAAAGCGTTGGTTATTCTCAGAGTGATATAAGGTGTAATTTATATGGCGAAGAATGCAAAGCAAATCCCCATCATCATCTAAAAAAACAGAGGGGTTCATCAACCCAGTACCGTTAGTTACCTCAGCGGGAATAATAAGGGGGCGTAATTTTCCGCCTTTTTGTACCGATTGTTGGACCAAATTCATAACCGAAGTGTAGCGTTACTTATGCACCAATCAACATGAACTCGCTAAAAGCCGCTCCAGCTGCTGGAGTAGACCATTGAACGCCTGTACCTGTAGAAACAAGTACTTGACCGCTTGTGCCTGCAGAGCTAGCTGCTGTAAGAGTTCCGCTTAGTGTGAGGTTAGAGATAGTAGGCCCAGTACCAAGTACATTAGAACCTGTACCCGTAAGAGTATTAAACCCGACAAATTCATAGTCCCAAGAAGTAGCATCTGTTCCAGAGGCAGAGACAGAGGTAATCTTGATACTTGTTCCAGGAATAACAGTGGTAATCAAGTTAGCTCCAGATGAGTTAACTGTTACGTTACCTGTGCTGTTATTTTCAATAATGTAACGAGTACCGACTGTCATTGTACTAGCAACTGGCATCACTACTGTTTGGGTAGTTGTTCCAGTAAATAATTGCTGGTTAGTGCTTGAATTGGTAAGGGTTGTAGTACCAGCCGCAGTTGCAGTGGTTGAATAACCTAACTTAAAGTTATCAATAGTTGGCAAAGACAGGGTTGGGGCAGTTCCAAAGACTAACGCACCAGTTCCAGTTTCATCTGTGAGCGCTGTTGCTAAGTTTGCAGATGATGGAGTTGTTAAGAATCCTTGAACACCTGTACCTAAACTAAATGCAAAACCACCTTGAATACCTTGAGTTCCCTGTGTACCCGTAGTTCCCTGTGTACCAGTAGTTCCTGTGGTTCCCTGTGTACCGATAGAACCTTGAATACCTTGTGCGCCTGTTGTACCAGTTGTGCCTTGGCTACCAGTCGTACCAGTTGTTCCTTGAGTACCAGTAGAACCTTGAGCACCAGTGTTACCAGTTGTGCCTTGAGAGCCAGTAGAGCCCGTAGCTCCTTGTGTACCAAGGGTGCCTTGAATGCCTTGCAAACCAGTTGTTCCTTGAGAACCCGTAGTTCCTTGTGAACCTGTAGTTCCCTGAATACCTACGGCGCCGTCTAAGTTAACTGACCAAGATGCAAAAGTTCCTGTACCAACAATTCTATCGTTGGTAAATGTTAA